ATCGACCTTCCCAAACTTCGCCGCCTTGTTGTAGACCGACTGGATACCACAGAACACAATCGACGGCGCGTACTCTCGTTTGTTCAAGCCCGCTGAGTTGATACCAGCATCGGCCTCTGGCCACAGTGCTTTCAGCTCTTTGTAATTCTGGTCAATCAATTCTTTGACATGCGTGACAATCAGAATCTTGGTGTCTGACCACTGGCTTAACACCTGTCTGCAAAAGTCCGCAATCACAACAGACTTACCGGTGCCGGTGGGCAACACAATGAGTGGGTTACCTGCGTTGTCTGCCATGTAGTTCATCGTGAACTCGATGGCTTCTTTTTGGTAATAACGAAGTTCCATTACGAATCAAGCTCCGCTGGTGGGATGACCTTGATGACTCGTTTGGCTAAGTCGTGAATGTCTTCCAGCTCATCCAATGCCCCACAGGCAAAGAGGGAATAAGCATAGACATCCAGCGATTTCATAATGAGCAACAAGTCTTCTCGGTCAAGGGTAATGTTTGAAACTACTTCGACCTGTCTATCCATGTTCGTCCATCTCTCAGCTTGTACTCGACCCAGTTATCACCGTAATCGGTCTGTTCGCCTGGAACAAGATCAGGATGATACAAGTGATCGGGACAGCCCTTGAGCTGGTCGTCCATGGTCAGAATGTATTCATGCTTTTCGCACTTCCAAGTGCCATCACGCAGTGGCGTTGAGTGCATACACGTTCGGCAATTCACCCGCTTGGGTAGTTCGTCTTCATGGCACATGGCGTGCTGTGGACAATACTTACACTCGTACCAAGCAGGGTCATTAGAAATCTTTTCCGGTGGCCGCTTAGCGAAGATAACCCGCTCAGCTTTCTTAATGAGACGCTCGGCTTCTTGTGCATCGTAGTTCGTGCGCACGCTCGTTAAATCACGCACCCCTGGCGAGGCAGCGGTCAGGTAATGACGCTCCGCTTTGAAGTAGTGCATATAGATTTGCGCTTGGGCGTAGTAAATCTCATCCCAAAACTTAAGCGCATTCTCTTCACCCTTCGTCGCCTTGAGCGTATTCAGCTTTTGAAACTTCTTGTCGTTGATGACTTTGCATTCCCAGACATGGAGCTTCTTAGGCGATTGAATCAGACCCATCAATAGTCCATCGCAGTTACCGCGAAAGTGTCCACCGAAATCTTCAAAGGAATGCTGCTGTCTTGGTTCGCGTTCGGTCGATAGCTCGATGCCCTCGACGAGCCGCAGCATGTCAGCGACCACGAGTTCACCGCGATGTCCGTCGTTGATACGGCGTAACCCAGAGGCTTCGATGTATCTATCTTTGACCCAGCGGAAACCCGCCCAGAGCTTACGCTCACATGTTTCACCGACGCCTGAAGCGCCGAGGTAATTCCTTGGTCGTGACTCTTGTGTGCGTTCTAGCGCCTCATCAATCGCGACCAATGTCGGATCTTGCAAATTAGGAATTTTGACCATGCTACCCCCAAAGGTAAGCGCGACACCCTGAGTGGCTAGGGTGGGGGACAGACATCTACAGGATGCCGCGCCTACGCTTATTTCTTGTGACGTTCCCAGGGCTTCGCTTTACCAGCATCAGCCTCGGCTTGAGCCGGTGCGCTGGAGGCCGCAGCCTTTACCGCTTCACCTGCTAAGTACGTCGCACTGTTCTGTGGACTGCCATCACGCGATTGGGTGATTTTGATCTTCACCTGCAACGGCTTGAAATGCAACTCCTCAGAATCGTTGAGGGCCAAGATGTTCACCGCCCGACAGATGGAGGCCAATTGCCGATTGGCAATCTCGACCGTCTTCGGGTTGTTGTTGAACAAGTTCAAACGGTCAAAGAACTTACGCCCTGTGTGCGTCGGTCCCATGACATCGAACTCAAGGTATAGATACTGACCGTCGCCGGATTTGGTGGTCTTCATGTCAGAGTTGACGATCTGCATGGTGTACACACCCTCCGGAAGGGGCTCGTATTGTCCTGAGCTAACAGGAATTTCTTTCGCGTTAAAGTTTAGCTGTGCCATTTTACTCTCCAGTTACGGCGTTCATTGATTGTCCAAGGGCTTCGGCAAACTTGCCGTAGTCCAGTGGCAGGGTGTCAGGCAGCGCCCAGCGAGACTTCGCGGACCAACCTGGACGTTCTTGGGTGTACAGCACACGGCTACCCGTTCCCACAGCGCGGGTTACCTTTTGGTTGAAGCCCACATCGGACTTGACCGTGGTGTACTGTTGATTGGCAAACATCAGAATGTCGCACCATTCGGAAACGACACTGGCGCTGCCATGGTGTAGGTCGAGCTGATAGCGATCGTAAGGATCGGTCAACGGGTCATCAAAGCGCTTGACCTGAGAGTGCGCCAAGAGAATGACCTGCATGTTCTTATCGTTACGCAGGTAGTCGAGGCCCTCTAACATTTGCTTCCAGTAATCGACCGCTGCCTTGTAGCCGCGACCGTAGCCAATGGCATCAATCGTGACGACGTTGTTATCGGCAGCGACTTTCTTGTGCACGAGCTGCTCAGCCCAGTCGGCACTGTCGATCACAACGGTAGCAAAGTCGTGGTCTTCCGAAGCCAAGGCTCCGATCGAATCCATGATGTCTTCAAAAGATTTGCAGAGCGGGAAAGCCGTGGCATCGACCGCATCCAATCCCTCTTCGGTGGGGATAAACACAGGCGACGGGGCATTTGCCGCAAAGGTAGATTTACCAATGCCATGCACCCCATAAAGGACAATGCGTGGCGGACGGGCAACGCCAGTCTTCTTGAGACTAGCAAGGGAGATAGCCATATTAAGCTCCTAAAGTGATGTTGACTGCGGTCTTCGCAGGCTTGATGGTTAACGCTTTCGATAACAGCTTGTAGAGCTGAGGCTCGTTGTTAGCCAAATATTTGACCCCCGTCTCATCAAGCTCACGCTTGATCTTAACGGGCTGCAAACTCTCTGGGATTTGAGAAGCAATGGATGAATCAAAAACATCCCAGTCAATCTTGCGATTGAGCTTGCCGGTGATGGTCACTTTAAAGTTACCAATCGTGTGGGTCTTGCTACCTTCTTCACGAGCGCCAACAATGGCGATCAGTTCTTCTTCGAGTTGAACTCGACGCTCATTCGCTTCGCGTTCAATCTGACGGGCCTCAAACAGCTCTTCTGCAATGTCAGTTTCAGTTCGCATTTCAAGTTCCTCAAGTTGACTGGCGGCAGCCAGTGAGTGAAGATTAAACCCCCTTGTGACGGAATGCAATAGGTGGCAAGATGGAACTTGAAATATTTTTCTGGAGGAGCGATGTCGCTGAAAGAATACCTTAAGAAGCACGGCTTGACACACGGCGAATTTGCTGCCTTGTGTGGGTGTACCCGTGCCGCTGTAACCCGATGGGCTACAAAAAGCCGTGCCCCAAATCCCAAGTGGGTGCGCGTGATTGAAGCCAAAACCAAGGGAGAAGTGACCGCATGGGACCTCGTTGAGGGCGGGGAATTATTAGCCGCAATCTACCGCAAAGGTCTTACTCTACAGGCAGCTTCTCGGAAATTACGCATTTCCAGAAATCTCTTGGCGCTTTATGCCAAGCATTTATATGAACCTAATCCGATACATGCCGAGAAAATTAAACGACATTTTGGAGTAACGCTATGATTGATATGATTATTTATGGCACCCCGATCGGGAAAGGTCGGCCTCGCTTTGGACGGGGCAAGAGCGGTAACGTCGTCACCTTTACGCCGAAGAAGACACAGGAATACGAGCAGGGTGTGCAGGCGCTCGCGCAGGTCGCGATGATGAATCGCACCCTCATAGAGGGGCCTGTAAAAGTGACGATCATTGCGATCTTTAATCACAAAACCAAAACAGGTTGGCATGTGTCGCGGCCTGATCTGGATAACATTGTGAAAGCGATTCTTGATGGGCTGAATGGAATCGTCTACGCCGATGATACGCAAGTTGCGGAACTCGTTGCATCAAAGAAATACGATGGCAGCGAAGAGCGCGTAGAGGTTTTAGTCGAAACACTGTAAGAGTGGGTGGGGAATGTCTGAAAATTTCATGGCGCAATACGGCGCACGATTGCTCGACGCCGGTTATCGCATTATTCCGATTTGGCCTGGCACCAAAAAGCCCGGTCGTTGGGATGGCACCAAGTGGCAGGACATGCCGCGCTGGACGAGCGTGGATACGACAACTGCTCATGTGGAAATGTGGGAGAAATGGCCTGAATGCGGCATCGGCATTCTGACAGGCAACGTCGTTGCTAT